GCGGTTCTCCTATGACAACCCCCACACCAGTCGACCATCCAGACTATGTGAAACCTGACCGACCAGAGGAAGAAGACGATGAGTTTAACTGAGAAGTGGCTTGAGATATTCAATGCCGAAGTAAGAGATGTAGAAGAGAAGTCTGGTCTACCCACCACAGAGTGGAAGGTAGCTGGTCGTAAGACCGCTGCTCGCCCTGATGGTGAGGACCTAGCTTTCTGGCAAAGCGATGGACTCAAGCAGGTAGAAGCCTACCAAAAATGGGTGTTGCAATCTGGTTGGCAGATTGCTACTATGCCTGATGGTCGTCCTGGAATCGAGTGGTCAGCAGATGTACATTTCGGAGGTACACCTGTTCGATTTATTATTGATGCGGTATACCAAGTAGGGGAAGACTTGGTTATCGTTGACTATAAGACTGGTTCCAGGACGCCATTCGGTGTAATCCAAAACGGATTGTATGCCAGCGGTATTGAAAAGATTTTTGGTATCCGCCCTAAGTGGGGCGCATTTTTTATGACACGCCAAGGTGAGCTTGGTGATTTGATTGACTTAACCCACCTAAGTATTGAATACTATGAACATGCATTTACTTCTATGAACCACTCAGTATTGCAGGGATACTTCCCAACATTCGTTGGTGAAAACTGTAAGATGTGTTCGTTCATTGAGATATGCCCAGCATGGGGCTCAAAAGATTTCCCATTACAACTACCAACAGGGAAAGAAAAGGAGAGAAAGTAGATGACTGAATCTATGTTCTCGTATACAGGAAAGCTAAACGGAAATGATTTGTTTACCGTCCGAGGTAACAGCGTTTCTGAATTCAAAGCAAACCTAACCGCAGCAGTTGAGGCAATCACTGATGCACAAGGTCTGCAAGCTATGTTGCTTAATCGCACAAATGGTGGAGCCTATGCTCCTAACATGGAACAAGCTATCGCTGGTCTACAGGCAGCGGGTCTTAACCCACAGCCTGTGACAACAACACCTCAAGCAATTGAGGTTGTCAAAGATAAGTATGGTAACGAGTGGACATATGGACATCCAGATGCACCAGACCTACCAGACGGACGTGGCAAGTACGCCAAGAAGAAGGGCGTATCAAAAGCAGGCAAGGCATACGTTGGTTGGTTCGACCCAGCTAAGGGACCGAAGCCTTTCTCACCAGGTGCTGTAGAAGCAGAAACAATCTGGACTAAGTAATGCGTAACCTATTGCAAGTAGTGGGTGTCGAGTCACCAGCTGGTCATCAACTACCAGAAATCTTACCTCAACTCACCGCCAGTCAAGTTGTCTTCCGCCAAGCGCAATTGCATTTGGTTGCTGGTCAACCAGGCGGAGGTAAGACACTACTTGCATTATGGTACGCAGTTACATCTAAGGTTCCGTCGTTGTATATATCAGCCGACTCTGACTCACGTACGATTGCAACTCGTGCAGGTGCAATCATCATGAATAAAGATGTTGCTGATGTAGAAAGATTGATGGATACCGAAGCAAGCGTTCTCCTTGAGGATGCGCTAGCGGAGGGTGCCAACCATGTACGGTTCGCGTTTGACCCAGCGCCTTCTCTTCAAGACATTGAAGAGGAGATAGAAGCGTGGATTGAATTGCATGGTTCGGCACCTGCTGCTGTATATGTAGACAACTTAATGAACGTAGCATCCGCAAGTGACAACGAGTGGACTGCGCTACGTGATGCCATGTCAGCGTTTCACTACATGGCACGTGAGTACGAATCGGCATTCATCGTCCTGCACCACGTATCCGAGAATGAGAAGATGTCTAAGCCGAACTACCCAGCACCACGTAAAGCATTAATGGGTAAGGTGGCAGCGCTACCAGAGCTAGTCCTTTCGGTAGCTCTGGATAGCTCTTCCAATAACTATCGAGTTGCTGTTGTTAAGAACAGACATGGCAAGGCAGACCCAACCGCAGAAAGTTATGTAACGTTATCTGCTGAAGCAAGCAAGATGGTTCTCTATAATTCTCCAGCAGATTTAAATAGAGCAAGAACGTTATCGCAATGGCAGTAGAAAACTTATCGTCATTCGATTTAGATTTTAGATATGGGCAAGAAGGCGAGTCACTAGTACAGCAACTGCTGACCGAGGGTGGCACAGTAGAAGTAAAGCGTGACCGCAAATGGTGGTCAACCAACAACCTATATATAGAAGTTGAATGTTGGTATCAGCGTTCCCAGAACTGGGAACCGTCAGGCGTGATGGTAACTAAAGCTGCATACTGGGCGTTCGTTCTCGAACGTGGTGTGCTGATGGTACCAACTGGTCACGTACTGTATGCAATTAAAAAGTTTGGTCGTGAGATTACTTGTGAGATACCACCGAACAGAAGCAAAGGCTATCTGATTACGGTTGAGAATTTATTAGATGTGATGAAGGAATTAAAGAATGACTAAGCCAGCTGTATATCTACGTGGTGCTTGGGTGAAGTGGCACGTGCTTGCTTATCTTGGTATGCAGAAAAGAAAAAGGTGGCGTCACCTTGCGGTGACCGACGAGGTTGCACTAGAGTATTGGGAAAATCTTTATAGAATTAAACGTCGACCTTAAGGAGTAGCGGTGGAATTTCCAGACTTATCACAAGCATTATGTAGAGAAGTTGGAACAGAATTTTTTTACCCAGAAGATGGTAAAGAAAACGATACTTCGATTTATAGTTTTGCTAGAAAGATTTGTTCTGGTTGTGAAGTAAAGCAAGCTTGTCTTGATTGGGGTATACGCCATGAGGGTTATGGAATGTGGGGCGGTATGACACCACGTGAAAGAATGGCGGTCCGCAAAAAGATGAACATAACTTTAGACCAAGTGATAGCGAGTGAGTACGTATGACAACAGCAGCTAAACGCAAAGGCTCACAGTACGAACGTGATGTAGTTAAATGGTTACGCCAGATGGGATACCCATGCGCTGAACGCGCATATGGTGCAGGCAGACACGATGATGTCGGTGACATTGACGGTATCGATGGCGTAGTAATCGAATGCAAGAATGAGAAAGCAATTAGAATTCCCCAGTACCTTCGGGAACTGGAGGATGAGATGACACATGCTGACGCAGAGACAGGCGTTGTGTTAATCAAGAAGCGTGGCACTTCTAATATCTCAGAGTCGTATGCAGTAATGCCTGCGGAACTCTGGGTGAATCTGCTTAAACAGGCAGGTTACAATGGACATCAGTGAGACAGTGACAGTGACTCATAAAATGAAAAGAGGTAACTATGCGGTTAGCGATAACGATGGGCATAGCGACAACACTCGTGCTGGTTTCACCCGCACAAGCATTGTCACCCATACTTACACACGAAGTTCGCATGTCAGTGATGACAAAGGAACAAAGGGTGGAGTATGCGATTGCTCAATTCGTAACCGAGAAGGAGCAGCGACTATGTGCGAAACGTATTGCGTACAAAGAAAGTCGCTACAACACGGACTCGTACAACAAATCGAGTGGAGCTCGTGGAGTATGGCAATTACTATGGGGGAAACCTCACTGGTCTATACTCAAACAAACTCACGAGGCACACAAGTATGTGCTTCATCGATACGATACTTGGTGCAAGGCGTACAGGTTTCACCAGGAAAGGAACTGGTATTAGCAAATGAATCAGCCTGAGTTTCTAGAAGCAGTCTTTAGTCATTACGGATTGACCTTGCCACTTGGTGGGGAGAAATCAATCTTGTGTCCTGTACATGATGACTCACGTAAGTCTGCTTCGGTTAACTCAGACAAGGGCGTCTGGGTATGTTATGCATGTAACGGCAGTGGTTCTGGTATACAGATAATCATGGCTCGTGAAAAGCTAACATACCCAGAAGCTCGTAAGTGGGCAGATAAAAACATTGGCAAAGAATCACAGCAGTCTGCTCCTACTCGTGGACGTAAGAAGAGTAGTGGGCGGTGGACGCCACCAAGATTGAGAGCTGCGCTGTGACAACTATCATTGGTATCCAACAAGACAACGGCTGCATACTTGCAGCCGACTCACGCACCACTGCAGGCGGTAGACCATTCTCGCATCCGATAGTTACTAAGATAACTAAACGTGGCAAGTGGTTAGTTGCTGGTGCTGGTGACGTACAACCATGCGATGTAATGCAGCACGTGTGGAAACCGCCAGCTATCCCAGCCAACATCAAAGATGAATATCACTTTATGATTACAACAGTTATACCTAGCATGAGAGAGTGCATCAAAGACTCTGGCTATACTCCAAGTAAAGATGACGAGGATGCTGGGTTTGAATTTTTATTAGCAATCAATGGCACCATCTACCAAGTAGATGATAACTATTCGGTATACCTGCGTGATGATGGGCTGTATGGGATAGGGTCTGGTTCATCATGGGCGCTTGGTGCGCTAGCAGGTGGAGCGACATGGAAGCAAGCAATGCAGATTGCTGCTCGCAATGACGTGTATACTGCGCCTCCATTTATTACACACAGACAGGAGAAGAAATGAGAACCAATCCGAAACTCATTGAACTCTGGACAAAGGCAGCACACACCTATCACAACTCTTTAGCTGGTTCACCAGCTGAGTCATACCTTGAGAAGCGCGGCATCCTAGATGGCGCCCAACAATTTCTGTTGGGCTACGTAGCAGAACCTGCTGCTGGTCATGAGGATAGAATCAAGAACCATCTATCTATTCCGTACATAACTGAGGCTGGTGTCGTCGGGTTTAAGTTCCGTCGGATTGATGACGGTGACCCTAAGTACATGATACCTACTGGTCAGAAGCATCATCTCTATAACGTTGGCGCAATAGTTCATGCTGTAAGGGAGGTGTTAATAGTTGAAGGAGAGATTGATGCCATATCTGCTACTCTCGCTGGGCATCCTGCTGTCGCTGTTGCTGGCGTTAACGCTTGGAAGCCTTATTTCTCACGTTGTTTCGATGGCATAGGTAGAGTAATTGTAGCCACAGATAACGATGTTAAAGAGGATGGCTCCAACCCAGGGCAGGACTTAGCTCGTCGGTTAGTAGATGCAATACCTCAAGCCATGCGCGTGTCGCTACCGCCTGACAGCGATATCAATAGTATAATTGTAGACCAAGGAGCTCAAGCATTAACTGCATTGATTAATGCATTAGACGATTAGAGAGGGCTCCGTTGGCAACGAACAAATTAACCATCGATAATTTCCAAGAAGACGCACAGGAAATTTACGACCAGCTTCTATCTATCTTAGTGATGAAGCAAATTGATTACGGTCCACTTAATATATGGAACGCACCTGGTGGTGCGACCAATGGGTTGATGGTTCGTATGTCAGATAAGTTAGAGCGATTAAAGAATCTAATCTATAACAGTATTGAACCAAACAACGAGGCACTTGAAGATAGCTTCATCGACATAGCCAACTACGCAATCATTGCGCTGATGGTAGAGCGAGGCATCTGGGAGAAGTATGCCACGCAACAGAAATAAAACTTACGAAGAGCAGCGTGGTTCTCGCATTCGGTCTTACGGTATTAGCGTGGAAGACTACGACAGAATGTTCGAAGAACAAGGTGGCACTTGCTACATTTGTGGCAGAGCTCCCGAAAATAGAGCGCTCGACATTGACCATTGTCATAAGAGTGGCAAGGTACGAGGACTTCTATGCAGTAACCATAATCGCGCCCTGGGTTTATTAGGTGATGACCCTGCCTTGTTGCTTAGGTCAATCGAATACTTGGTGAAGTCACATGGCTGAGCTTGACCGCGACCATCCTATCTGGGAACAGGTCAACGAGATTACATCTGTGCTTGCATATAATCTTTCAAAGAAATACCACAGGTTTGCCGAGCAGTCAGACATCAAGCAAGCTATGAATGAGTACGCTTGGAAACGTAAAGATAAAGTCAACGAGTATCTCATGCGTGAAGAAGAGAACGAACGACGTATGGGATACAAGGCATTCTCTACGTTCATGCGTAGGGCAGGCGAGCGATACGCTCGCAAGGAAAAGGCAAGAGCTCTTGGCTATGAGCTTGGTGATGAGTACTTCTATCGTATCGAAATGATTGAGAACTTAATTAAAGTTCTTGGTTCCGAGGATGCACATCTAACTAACCAAGTGTTAGACCCAGATGTTCATGGCATCAAAGCTAAGAAGCAAGCAAGTGAAGGTAACAACCTGCTAGCTATGCTAGCTGATGTCGACCGAGCTATGAAGAAGCTAGACCCACGTACACAGGGGATACTTAACAGTCGGTTCTCTCATGACCAACCATTAACTGAGATAGCAGCAGCCTGGGATATCTCACCTCAACGAGTGGAACAGATATCGGCAAGAGGAATCAGAGATTTATCCGAACTACTAGGAGGGGCAGCACCGTACTGATGGCAACGTTTGATTTTAAATGTACGTTATGTGATAGCGTAGTAGAAATTCGTATCGTTGAGGGAAATGAATTCCCTAAATGTAACGAGTGCAATGTGACTATGACTAAAGTGTTTACACCACCTGCCATTCATTTCAAAGGCGGAGGATGGGGAGGAAGCCACAGTGGGTAAGTCAGGTAATCCTGCTAAGCAGGCAAAGGTACGAGCCGTTAACAATCAAATCATGTTGACTTGGTGTGACAACGGAACCGTTGATGGTAAGTTCATGGAGGGCGTGGTCTATTCCCTGTTAACAGCTGGGCTACCAATCACCTCAGCTCAGCGTGTACAGGGTAATCAGATAGGCAGGCAACGCGAGACAGCGTTCGATACCTGGCATAAGAAGACAGACTTTGATTGGATACTGTGGGTAGATAGCGACATCGTTCTTACGAACGAGGCGCTCAAGTTGGTATGGGATTCAGCTGACCCAGTCAACCGACCTGTTGTTAGTGGAACTTATTTCATAAGCAAGCAAATGGAAAGCTCTATCATGCAGCCTTTCGCTGCCCTGTTTACAGCCCATGATGAAGACAAGTACGTAATGTCATACATCCACCCTCTTCCACCGAACCAGCTAATCAAGATTGATTACGCTGGGTTTGGCTTCTTGCTTATGCATCGTAATGCAGCAGATAAGATACGAGAATTCCATGGCGATAAGCCATTGTTCTTAGAGACGGATGAAGGTGGCGCTGATGGTAAGGATAGATTTATTGGTGAGGATATCCAGTTCTTCATGAAGATGAAGGAGGCAGGCATTCCATTGTATGGTCACACTGGTGCTGGCGTTAAGCATATGAAACGATTCGCATATGATGAAGAGTTCTATAAACTCTACTGGATTACGATGATGAATAGTCAGAAGGCACAGGCGCGTGAAGAAGAAAAGGCGGGGGAATAATCCCCCGCCTTCTGTCTTACCACCTACTTATATCCGAGAAGAATTCCCTCTTGGATTGTTCGGCGTCATAACAAAGCCGATACATATCGGCTTCGCCTTTCTTCTTACCCAACCGATAGGCAAAGAAACCTACTGCTGATGCGATAAAAAATGTAATCATTTTTTTGATTCTCCAATCCGTTCTAATAATTTTTCTGGTTGTTCCAAGTGTACGATGAGGGCTCTGCCCCCATCGCCTTCTATATCTACAGCAGTCAAGTGCTTCACGAACTTCTCTGCTTGCAGTTGTGTGTTGAACTCACCCCACGCTTGGACTGGAGCCCATCGTGCTAGCTGTGCTACGAGTACGTAAGAGTCACGCTTACCTCTTGATGTATCAAGGGCTTCGATAATCTCTAACGCTAACTCACTAGCACTTTCGGAGCTCGTGCCATCAGGGTCTAACAAGTTAGCAACTAACTTGATTTCAGTTGGACGTGGTCGTGCCATTAGTAGTTCTTCATACACTGAATGTATTGCTGGTGGTGCATCAGTGCATCCTCTGCTTCGCGTTTAGTTCTACGTTCTATCTCTGCATTGCAGTAACTACAGATGAGTATCACGCTATCGATATGTATCATGCTTCTTTCCTCACTTCCCATTCTCGTGTATAGATTTCACAGACATCACCGTCTGCTTCTTTGTAATACATGTGAGCACCAGCCATCCAGAGGACTTCGTCCTCATCGTCACCGATGCCATAGGTATCGTGGTACCCACAGTACCACGACCACCCAGCGATAGGCTTGATTACTAGCGACGGTTCACGCACCACTAACGTGGTGCTGTCTTGCATCTTACCCATCAGTATTTTCCTGTCGTGAGTACAGGATGACGTCAGTCATGGTTACTTCTAGTTCATCATGACGTGGTTGCTCAACCAATTCTGGTTGATTATTTTTTTCTGAGTAGATGGCTAGGTAATCCAAAGCTTTGAGCAGGTACTGCCCATCCTCCGCTGATAGCGGAGGCTGAGCAACCTCTTGGTCAAACTCATCTACATATTTTTGTAACGGATTCTCCGTCATAGTTATAC